GCTATTCGTCCTGACGTTGCTCTTAATTATTCCACTGTTGCTGGTAGTGACATTTATCTTAAATTTGTTGTTGCTGATCGTGCAGACATTGAAGAAGCTGGTAGAGCTGTGCAAGCATATCGTAACGTCGGCGTCGAGTGTCCAGTATATTGTATGCCGCTTGGCGGACGCTCGGAAGAGTATGTTCTCAATGTTCAAGAAGTTGCGCAAGTCTGCATGGAAAAAGGATGGCGCTTTACCCCAAGGCTCCATATATCCCTATTCGGAAATGCATGGGGTACGTGATGCATACGAAAACGAACAACACGAAAAGGTTATGAAGGCTAAAATTAAACAGCCTATGGACCCAGAAGAGATGAGACAAAAAGGACTAATATGAATCACATTTTTACAAGCGAATCAGTAAGTGACGGACACCCAGATAAGGTAGCAGATCAAATATCTGATGCGCTTGTTGATGCTGGATTGGCCAATGGCGATACAACAACAAGAGTAGCAGTTGAAACACTAGTAACTACCAATATGGTTACTCTAGCAGGCGAAGTTAAGAACTTTAATGTAACTAGAGATGAAGTAGAAAAAATTGTTCGAAACAAAGTTAAAGAAATTGGCTACGATCAAGATGGATTTTCTTGGCACAAGTTAAAGTTATATAATGAAATACATGAACAAAGTGCAGACATTGCACTAGGCACAGACGACTTCGGTGCAGGAGATCAAGGACTTATGTTTGGTTACGCTTGCAATCATACACCAAGTATGATGCCGGCGCCTATTCATTACAGTCACAAGATACTAGAAAATTTAAAAGCAAAGCGTGGTAATGTATTAGGTCCTGATGCTAAGAGTCAAGTAAGTGTTGAGTACAACGGTGCAAGGCGTGAAGGCGTTATCAAACGCATTGATCAAATTGTAGTTAGTACACAACACACAGAAGGCTGTATAGAAGAAGCAAGGCATTTGTGTAAACTTGCAGCAATGGAAGAACTAGGAGACTTAATTGATGGCGACACTGTATGGCATCTTAATCCTACAGGTAACTTTGTTATTGGTGGTCCTGATGGTGATAGCGGCCTTACTGGACGTAAAATTATTGTTGATACTTATGGCGGTTTTGCCCCTCATGGTGGCGGTGCTTTTAGTGGTAAAGATCCTACTAAAGTTGATCGAAGTGCAGCGTACATGGCAAGATGGCTTGCGAAAAATGTAGTAGCAGATGAAATGGCAGACTGGTGTAACATACAACTAAGTTACGCTATTGGTGTTAAGCAACCTACAAGCATTTATGTTGATTCAAACGGACACAATCGCAGTATTGAAAAGTTTATTCGAAACGAGATTGACCTAAGTCCAAAAGGAATCATTGACAGATTTGACTTATTCAACTATAATAGTTATAGCAACAATTGTACTTACGGACACTTTGGTGACAAAGATGTGCCTTGGGAAAGGATAGGATGGTAATATGAAAAACTTTTTTAAGAAAATAACAGGATTAGATAAAGTAGAGGCTGAGAAAGCGCAAGTTGAATCTGACAAGATGGAACTACTTAAACAGCGTGATCCTAAAGACTATCACACACGCAAGAAGGAACCGTGGGTAAATGTTATCGATGTTAAAGTTAATGAGGAGAATGTGCGTAATGGCTTCTTTGAACTTGACTGGAACAAATACTTTATCGCACAACTTATCGAATCCGGCTATGGTGTCGAGAACGATCCAGAAGAAGAAATTGTTGATCGCTGGTTCCGCGATATTGTTTATAACATGTTAGAAGAAGAAGGTCAAGATACTAATCGTGGCGCAGGATATATTAATGTTGTTCCTATTGCTAAAGGCAAGTCAGAAGTTAGTTGACAAGTACACACAAAGATGTTATACTATATTTAAATTAACACAATAAAGGCAATACAATGGCAACTTATGTACTAGTAGACACTGCAAATACTTTCTTTCGAGCTCGGCACGTGGTACGTGGTGATATTGATACTAAGGTAGGTATGGCACTACATATCACACTTAACAGTATTAAAAAGGCTTGGAAAGACTTTAACGCAGATCATGTTGTGTTCTGCTTAGAAGGTCGTAGTTGGCGCAAAGACTATTACGAGCCTTACAAGCGTAATAGACAAGTTGCTCGTGATAAACTTACTGTACAAGAGAGTGAAGACGATAAAGCATTTTGGGAGATCTTTGACGAGTTTAAGAACTTTGTTACAGACAAGACTAACTGTACTGTTATGCAACACAAGCAACTAGAAGCAGATGATCTTATTGCAGGTTGGGTACAAGCACACCCTGATGATCATTGTGTTATTATTAGTACAGACGGCGACTTTGCACAACTAGTAGGCCCTAATTGCACACAGTACAACGGTGTTGCTAACGTAACTATTACAGACAAAGGTTACTTTAACGATGACGGTTCACCTGTTATTGAAAAGAAGACACAAGAGCGCAAGCCTGCGCCGCAGCCTGACTTTATGTTGTTTGAGAAGTGTATGCGTGGCGACACTAGTGATAATGTGTTTAGTGCTTACCCTGGTGTACGCAAAAAAGGCACTAAGAACAAAGTAGGTCTTATCGAAGCATACGAAGACAAAGGCACTAAAGGTTACAACTGGAATAACATGATGCTACAACGCTGGACTGATCATGAAGGCGTAGAACATCGTGTGCTAGATGATTACAATCGTAATGTTGTGCTTTGCGACTTGACTGCACAACCTGCAGACATTAGAGAGATTATTAACACAACTATTGCAGAACATGCAACGCCTAAAGACATTAGTCAAGTAGGCTTGCGTCTTATGAAGTTCTGTGCAAAGTGGGATATGCAACGTATTGCAGACCAGGCACAGGCTTATGCAGAACCATTACAAGCGAGGTATCCGGCATGACATTAAAAGCAAAACCTGTATTAAAAGATAAGTTTTGGATTATCGAAAATGATGAACAACGTATAGGAACAATGTCTTGGAATGACGACAGGTATATGTTTAGCAATAAAGTAGAAACATGTTTCTTTGACAGTAAACAAGATATGAAACAACGCTTTGGCGCCGACATTGTATGGACTGATTTATCTGTTCCAAAAGAAGTAACGCAGCAGGATTTTATTGTATACGGATTTCCAACTAGCGTAAGTCCGTATAATACTATGTTCGATGTTAAGCGTAAGCTACCATTGTTTACTAAAAGTAACAAATCTAAAAGTGCATATTGTGCAGGCTATTACATTATTCAGTTTGAAAAAGGCTGGGTTAAAAGTTTTTGCCCTAAACTAATTACAATTGAACGTTATAATTCTAAAGGACCATTTAAGACTGAAATGGAAATGAGATCGGAGTTGCGTCGTGCAAAAAATTGAGCCATTAAACACTATTCCTTTACAGCAATTTTTAAATGCTGTAAAGGCAGCTGAACAAAGTCGTGCAAGGGAAGTTAAACTAGACATTGCTACTGCAAAGACACTAGCATTTACACTTGGTGCTGTTATGAGTCGCTTACATGGTGATCTTGAACTATTGGTTGCACAATCTAAAGGTAACAACGAAACTATTGAGATTAATTTAGACGGCGGCGACAAGTTTTAAGTGCGTAGATAACTTTTAAAAAGATAAATATATGCGTAGTTAATTAAAAGGAATTGCGTATATGAGTCGTCCAAAGCCAACAGTCATATTAGAAAACATTAATAATAAGACCTATAAGAGCGAACAAGTACTAGAAGCAGAAGCTATTTGGGCTGTATTCTATCAAGAAAAGCCATTTAATCTTAAAAGTGCAAATGCACTTACTAATTATCCTGGTCCTAAGTATAAGAAAGTTAGTTTTTCAAATCCAGGTCATGCACATAACCTTGCTAAAAAATTAAACGATATGTTTAAATGTACTGATTTTAATGTATACAAACTTACTGTGGGTGAACTGGTTACAGAAGAATGAACTGGAAAGAGACATATACTAAGCTCTTTCTAAAAGAACTCGGTAAAAGTACGAATCCTGCTACAGTAAGTGAATATATGCCCCTGTGGTGGAAGAACAACAGAGATAAAGACTCCGGTGGCTTGCGACTAACAGAAACAGGATTTGATGTACTAACTCTAATAGACTTGGCAACATATGACATACCATATCCAAGAGATGTACCATTATCTACTCAAGTAATCATACACCTTGATAAGTTTATTGACTGTCCTTACTACCTTACAAATAGAAGTATTGTGGTAACAAACGAAAAGAAAGCAGTTGAACTAACTCTTTTCAGTGGTGATTTACGTAAATATGGACTCACAAAAGCAATTACTAGACAAAATAAATCCTAAGTTGTTGTTTTTAAATAAGTTCTTTTTTTAGAAAATGGTTGACAAATCCTGTAGATGTGTTATTATATATGTATAGTTTAAATAAAGCAACGCAAAAAGAGGGTACTACAAATGGATACTTCAACTCGCACAGTTAGTCCAAATGGCGCAAAAAACAGCATTAAGCATGCGCTTAAAAAGCAACGTCCTATCTTCCTATGGGGACCTCCAGGCATTGGCAAATCAGATATCGTACAGCAGGTTAACGATACTTTTGCAAATTCACACTTGATTGACATCCGCTTGAGTCTTTGGGAACCTACAGATATTAAAGGCATTCCGTATTTCGACAGCAACTCAGGTACAATGGTGTGGGGCGCACCTAACGAACTTCCAAGCGAAGAGTTTGCAGCACAATATGACCATATCACGCTATTCTTAGACGAAATGAACTCAGCAGCGCCTAGTGTACAAGCGGCAGCATACCAGTTGATTCTTAATCGTCGTGTAGGTACTTATAAACTTCCAGACAACGTATCAGTTGTTGCGGCTGGTAACAGAGAAGCTGACAAAGGTGTTACTTATAGAATGCCTGCTCCGTTAGCTAACCGCTTTATCCACTTAGAACTTGCTGTTAACTTTGATGACTGGTTTAACTGGGCTGTTGCTAACAATCAGCACACAGATGTTGTAGGTTACTTGACATTTGCAAAGAAAGACTTGTACGACTTTGATCCTAAAAGTTCATCACGTTCGTTTGCAACACCACGTAGTTGGTCATTTGTTTCAGAATTGATAGAAGATGACTTAGACGAAGCAACTACTACTGACCTAGTAGCAGGTGCAGTTGGCGAAGGACTGGCTGTTAAGTTTATGGCGCACCGCAAAGTTGCGTCTAGCATGCCTAACCCAAGTGACATCCTAGCAGGCAAAGTACGAGAGATGAAGACTAAAGAAATTAGTGCAATGTACTCTTTAACTGTGTCGTTGTGCTATGAACTTAAAGAAGCAAGTGATGCAGGCGACAAGAAGTTTGATGACAAAGTGAACAACTTCCTACGCTTTTCAATGGATAACTTTGATACTGAACTAGTTGTTATGGGCATTAAACTTGCGCTTACACAGTATTCGTTACCAATTGATCCAGACGAAGTAGAGTGCTTTGATGAGTTCCATGAGCGTTATGGCAAGTATATTAAGGCTGCCCAAGAGGCTTAATGGTTGACAGTATAGCATTTCGGTGCTATACTGTATGTATAAGTTAATAAAGAAAGGGCGATGATAATGTCTACTAAAGACACAGCAAGTAAACTAAAAAACTTTACTCCAGATCCGGATATTACTCCAGAAGCATTAGAAATAATGCGTGTAGAAGTAATGGACCGTATTATTACGGCACGTATCGGTTTGCTATTGCGCCATCCTTTCTTTGGCAACATGGCTACACGTTTAAAGATTGTTGCTGCCGATGACTGGTTACCTACTGCGGCTGTAGATGGTCGCAACCTTTATTACAACACACAATTCTTTAATGCAATGAACAATAAAGAAATTGAGTTTGTCGTAGCACACGAAATCTTGCATATGGTATTTGATCACTTAGGACGGCGTGAAGATCGCAATCCTATGATTTACAACATCAGCGCAGACTACATTGTAAACAATACACTTGTGCGTGATCGCATTGGTACTATTCCAAGCATTGTTGATTGCTATCAAGACTTTAAGTACGAAGGTTGGACTAGCGAAGAAGTATACGATGATGTATATGAAGA